CCGGCATTCGCATAAGCCGAAGCCTGAGCCACTTCTCTCTGAGGTATTCGGTCATGCTGCATACTCCATCTGACGTTTACGCAATTTCTCGTAATGGCGTGCCCGGCGCGTGAATATGGATTTCACCCGTTTCAGGTACTCGATATCGAATTTGCGAACGGTGTTGTCATGCTCGATGCGCTCGACCCTGTGCAGGCCAAACTTCTCGATGAGGTTTATTCGGTAGGGGATCAGGTTTCCTGACAGGTCACGATTACAGTGAACGCATCCAGCATTGTTGTTGAAGACATTGAAGCGGAGCCATGGTGCCGCGCCTCGTGATCGGTAGTGACTGGCGTCTACTGCCCCGCCGCGCACTCCGTAGTTGAGTGGCTTGCCGCAGGCTATGCATGGGTCGCCATAGTCGCGCCAGAATATGAACTTATTAACCGCTGCCTGAGCCTCTCTGTTCCACTCCGATTTGCCCTTTAGTCTTTCCCTTCTCTTCCTCAAATCATCGCGCTGCAGGCGCTCCTGCTTACGTTTTTCACGCGCAGCATTACGCTCATCAACCTGTCGGTTGAATTCCATGGCGCATTTGTAGTTGTGGCAGACTTTCTGGAGAGAACTTCGGGGGATGTATTCGGTAGTGCAGATGGGGCATTTCTTCGGCTTCGGCAGCTTGGTGCCTTTAGCCATACGTCAGTTCCTTCTGTCGTTCATCTTCGTGCTGGAAGTCATCGCCGTCAATAACCATGAGGTGTCTAGCACTTACTTGAGCCCAGCCTAGTTTTTTCGTCACGACGTTATAAATCTGGCTGCCGACAATCACTGCAGGTAAACCATCTGAACTGCACAGATAATCAATACCATCCGGCCCCTTGTACACATCACCATGTGAGGCAAAGAAGCTTAACGTTGCTGATTTTCCAATATTTACGGCGCCCTTTTCTGTGAATGCTCCGATAACCAGAACTTTTGAGCCTTCCCTTAACTCAGCCATTATCTTCCCCTCCGCACATGTTGAAGTTTGCGTCTTTCATCCAGCCTGCAGCGCAGGTATCGCATGCATAGGTTTCCTGCGGTGACAGGCGCGCCTCGCAACCAACGCAAACAGAAGCAGATTGCACGCCATCGCCAGTAGGCTGACTTGATTGGGTTATCTCGTTCATGGTTCTCCCATTCGATATCGCATTCGCACTGCTCGCAGCTAATGGAGTAGTGATACTTGTCTTCTGAGGTGAGTGTTATGTGACAGCGGCAGCAGCGTTCACGCATAATTCACCGTCCACTTCTCTGCTGTTGTGTACCTAATCAGCCCCTTCTTGCGTAATGCCTGCAACCGGCGGTCAATGATGCGGAATGCCGGGCTTTTGATTTGCCCCTCCAGCCACTGGGCCTGCTTATAAACTTCGCCAGCATCAATTTTTGAGAAAGTATTATTTCCGGCGGCAATGCGCTCCTGAATGAGCATGTCCAGATACGTGTAATCGGTCTTTACTGTCATCTTCAGCTCCACATTGGGTTTTTATACTGCCTGCTCGGTATTGGCTCGTTACGGAACTCAGGCAGAAGCGCGCTGACCAGCCAGAGGCGCGGGTCGGTTGCGAGTGTCTTCTGAGTCTTGATATTGCGAGAGGCGTAGCGGGAAAGGAGTTCGTTAGCGGTTTCGGTATCTACAGGCTCATGGCAAAACCATGTCATTTGCATGATGCCCCCTCGCAGCTCTCAACAGCTGATTGAAATCTGCCATAACCGGACTGATGCCAAATCCAGCCTGCTCGTTTGCCAGCCTGTAGCGACATGAATTGTGTTTTGCGCCAGTGATGTGCTCCTTTACAACGTGATGACCGCCACAGAGCGTGTTGAGGGTGTTAGACACATTGGCCCGATTAGTGCGGCAGGACTTACATACCGGCCCTATCAGCTCTGACGTCTGGTGCCATTTCCCGTCAGAAAGAATGCCCAGTAATGCTGCCTTGATTTTGCTCATGGTGTACTCCCGAATCTTCCTGCCCACTCAGCCGCACGCGCTGACTCGTCGCTAAACCTGACGTTCTGCTCGGCACCGAAGGCATGGATGAGTGTGATTAAATCTCGCATCTCATTGACGCGCATTTTGCTTGTTGACTGGCCCAGCACCACAAAGCCGCCATTGATACCCGGCACCGTCTCCTGCCCTTTCAGGCTGGCGCTGAAAATATGCTTCCAGCATTCCGGGTTGAGTTTTCTGCCGTACCACACCACCTGGCTCGATACGTCATGCAGGCAGGCCCAAAGCATGCGATTTTGCGCAAGGCTTCTGGTGTCTTCCTGGATGGTTACCTGCAGAGGTTTGTCGGGATTGGCGGGGAGTTGCTGGATGGCGGTGATGCAGTTCTGTCTGATGTTGCTGTCACGCAACAGGTAGGTTTGTTTCTCCATCGCGTTTCTCTCGCTTTAATGCGTCGCTGAGTAACTTCCTGATGCCGTGGCTCAGGCTGAATGTGCCTGCATGCTTCTGAGCGAACCGACTAATGTCATTTGCCAGCTTATCCAGTTCAGCGTCTGATATGACGTGCTCAGAGCGTTTTAAGGGGATTACGTTGTTCATACCAAACCCCAGCTAATGTTGTTTTTAAAGAATGGAGATTTGACGCGCTTTACCAGCCCTTTCCCCTCTAAATATTTGAGCCTCGCCCTCAGTTGCTGGGTCGTAATTTCGTGACCGTCCCACAATAAGCAATTCCTGATGTAATACGTGGGTTTTCCGTCACGACCTACACCCTGAAGTTCGGCGATGATGTCTGAATCTTGTGGTTTACCCATATCACTGCTCTCCGTTCTGATTGGTGGGCTGCTCCTGCCGCTCAAAATTATTGAGCAGTGGCTGGTAAACAACGCGGTGCACAAAGGGGATGAACGCCGAAAAGAATTTGGCGTAGGTGTCATTGCGATATCCGGTTGCCTCATCAATCATCGCTTCAAGTCCATTACGCGGCTGGCGTGGCAGCTCTACTTCGTAAAGCCTGCAGAAGCCTGAAATTAACTCAGGCTCTTCAAGACATTTTTCGAGCACGTGCCTGAAAGCTTCGTTGGTGTGAAGCTCAGCCCTGATTTCTTCGGTCAATTCGAGCATGATTCCTCCCGCTCCGGGATGATGCGGTAGGCGATGATGTCCCCGCATGACTCTGTATCTCTCCAGTCCAATTCACCGCTCAAAGCGATACACCCCTCCCCGCCTCGAAATTTAACCTCAACTTGCTTGTCAGAAATTACTGGCCGCTTTCCACCAGTCCACTCAATCCAATCTCCCTCACCCCGCTCCTGCTGCTCCAGTATGGGGAGTGCAATCTCAAGGGTTTCGCGTGATGCCTGCCATGTGAGCCAGTACCTTTGAATTTCTGGTCCGATTTTGTAATGCGTATCGCTGGCTCTTTGGCTCTTAACCCATGCAACAGTCTGGCCTGCATGGTCAGCGAACCATTCTTCAAACTGCTCTCTGCAATTCTCATCTGTTAGCTTGTTCATTGCTGACTCCTGTCTTCCTGCTCAAACTCAGCATCAACAATCGTGTCGTGTGCTTCACGTGCCAGCATGTCGATAGCGTGCAGGCGGTCCCGGAACTGCTCCGGCGTCAGGTCTCGCTTCTTAGCCAGGTCGATGATTGCCAGCGTCATGTTGCGGGCCTGGCGCATCAGCGGCGGTGTGATTACCAGTTGAGTTACCTGTGTCATGCTGCACTCTCCCTTCCCTCAAGCCAGAAGAAAAATGCCCGGTCTACCACAGCATCCTGATAGCCAAGATGTGATCGGGTCAGGTTGTGTTTATCGCCGTGCACGCTGCGATACAGGCGCTCAAAGCGGATGCGGTTCATCTCAGTCATGGCGTCCACCTTTCAGCCCAAAGCGGCGGCGGATATCAGCGAGATGATCCAGTGCCTTTTCGTTGCCGGTGGGGATGTGCAACTGAGGAATCTGCTTGCGCGGTGGCGGTATGATTTCGCCAGCCTCAATGCGGCGGGACATCTTGCGCAGCTCATCGCCCAGGCGTTTGCGACACTCCGTGTCGGTCAGGTTGAATGATCGCATCTGGTTGTAGACCGCTGTCACCATGTGGAAACATGCCGGGCTTTCCCATGGGAACTCTTCGCTGCTGTCGTACATGCCACGGTCCCGGCAGTACAGGCGGAACATGTCATACAGTTCCTCATCGGCTGGCAGACCGGCTGCGCGGTGTTCACCCTGCTTGCACCAATCGATAAACTGACCAGGCGACGGCAGGAACGGTGAGCCACTGGCGCGGGCCAGCTTCATGCCTGCCGATAGCTGCTGCTTGTTATGAATGCCGTTTTCTGCAAACGCGGCGATCCACTGGCGCTTTGCTGAGGCTTCGTCATTCGCGTTGCGCCATGCAGTGCTTACTGACGCCGGGAAGACCTGCTTCAGGTTTGCAAACAGGGCGTCTACCAGGCGCTCAACGTCTTCGTGCACTCCACGCTCAACGGGCCGCGGGCCATCTCCTGCAATGCGAGCCAGTGCGCCTGAATCACGATTCTGAATTGCTGATACAAGATTTCTCATAGAAATTCATTCTCCCAGGCTTCGCGGCTGTTCCAGTGCTGAGCAGGTTGCTGTTGAGCTGGTAGCTGCTTGCGGATTGGAAACTTCGGTTTGAACAGGCCCTGGTAGCCGTTTGCTATGCTGGCGTTGATAACGTCAACGGGGTCGTGACCATCATCTAGGCAGTCTTTCAACACTGCGAAAGCTTTGGTCACAGTGATCTCGGTCTTTATGGGCTTCTTAGAGTCCTGACGGTATTTAATCCACTCATGCCATGCTGTCTGGCTAAGCCATTCAGGGACAGCTATTGAGTAAGGGTCAAAACCTTTCGATTCCC